TCGATCTCAATGATTTAGCACGATTAGAGTTCCCGAATGAAGATAGGGAGCAATTCGCGCAACTTATTGGATACTCTTTAAGCGGATACGGTGACTTAGGTTACGTGTCTGATGAATCATATGAAACAGCAGCAGCTATTTCGTTAAATCCAGAAGTAAGTGAACAAGAAGCAGCTAATCAAGTGTTGAGAGATCAGCTTGGCGAAGCGCAGGAGGGAATCAGGCAAGCTGCTGTTGCGTTGTTCAGAATCCACCCTGACGATCTACATTCTTAAACCTACTATGTAAATAAAGGATTATGAAACTCCTAGTAAACTGTTTCGATTGCAACGTCCCAATGAAAGCTTGTAGGGCTCTTAAGGACATTATGCAAGTCTCTTTACCTGACTTTGTAGGCCAAGATAAAAACGAACAAGGCCAAACAATGAGCAGATCAGGAAAAGTTGAAGTTGTACCTGTTTGGAAGTGTCCTAGTTGTGGTAAGTCAGTTGAGCAAGTAAGTAAACCCAACACCTAAAGAGTATAAACCAGAAGAGTTTGAAGCAAAGTAGATCCAGAATATTAACTGATGAAGGAGGGGCAGGATAATCTGCAATTTACTTGAAGTATTACTTTAACTAATCTTTCTATTTGATTGATAGTTAATAATTTGTACCTTGCATATTGTCGAAATATTCGTAAGTGAGTTACAATAGAATCATAGACGTTGAGATTGAGAGGGTAAAACCAACATTTAGTGGAGTGTACGCAGAGTACCACCCACTAAGCAAACTCATTCCATTACTCTTAGACGCCCAAAAGAATGGAGCCTCACACATCAGAATAGAAGACAGCGAAAAAGTAGATGTGGTAATAGTTAAGCGCCGACGCCAAACAGAAGACGAAAGGATTCTTGAAGAAGAAACAATTTCAGGAATGAGAGAAGCAGTAGATTGGCATGAAGCATCAGGATATCCATTGAAAAATCAACACACTTCCTAACGTCTAATTCACTAACTAAGCAACAGTAAATGCCAAAAGCGCCAACAGACGAAAAAAATACAGTCGAGAAAGAAAAGTATTGGCTAAGAAGAAAGAGGCACGGCACGCCAAAAAAAATCGAAACTAGTAACGAGCTATGGGAGCTTGCATGCGACTACTTCCAGCAATGCGAAGATAACCCTTGGATAAAGAAAGACTTTCGAGGGAATCAAGCTACAGAGGTAGAGTATGAGCTTACAGTTCCATTCACTTGGTCAGGATTAGAGGCGTACGTGTTTGAAAAGACAGGTCTTGTCAGGCTTGATGATTATAAGTCAAACAAGGGTGGCCGTTACAATGATTTTGCGGACATCGTACATGCGATAGGGGTTATTATTTCCACTCAAAAGTTCACAGGAGCTGTGGTTGGAGAGTTCAACGCTAACATAATTGCGAGAGACTTAGGGTTGTCTGAAAAGAAGGAAATTGAAGTAAACGATCTACGTGAAGCGACCGACGAAGAGCTCGAAGAAGAGTTATCAGCCCTTAGGGCGGCAGCAAAAGATTAGGGAGATTCAAATTCTCCGTGAGCAAGCAAGTCGCAGGCAAAGGAGAAAGGTTCTAAGATCACTCAAGGCTTATGATCTGTGCAGTACTAGCACAAAGAGATACAATCTATTGTATGGTGGTCGAGGGAGCGGGAAATCTTACGAAGCCGCAATACAGTACATAAAGAAAGTAAGATCACCTGAGTACTTCAGAGGCATTATTATGCGTGAGGTGCTGGGAGATATTCGCGACTCTCAGTTTAGGGAGATATGCGATCTTATTGAAGATGCGGGAATTGAGGACGAATTCCACATCACCACTAATAAAATGGAGATAGTCCACAAGAAGACCAGGAACAGGATTATCGCAAAGGGCTTCAAGAAATCAGCAGGCAATCAGACAGCTAAGGTAAAGTCTCTTAAAGATCCTACCGACATCTGGATTGAGGAAGCTGACGAAATCACACATGAGGATTTCATTAAGGCTGATACGTCAGTTAGAACAACTAAATCAAAGCATGTCCGTATTTGGCTTACATTCAACCCTGAGGACGATGAATGCTGGATTAAGAAAGTTTTTGTAGATAGACATTTGGAAGGAAGTCGCGATGATGTTCTACTCATCCACACTACGTACAAAGACAACCTTGAAAACCTCCAACAGTCCTACATCGATACTCTTGAGGCGCTAAAAGTAGACGAACCTGATTGGTACGATGTGTTTGTTCTTGGGTTGTGGGGGGCGAAAAGAGTGCTAAATCCATTTGCTAGTCAGTATCAGAAAGGAAAGCATGAGGCTAAGGTTAAATTCAATCCGGCGCACGCTGTCCATTTCTCAATTGACTTCAACTATGATCCTTTTGGCCTTGTCGCTTTCCAGATGTGGACAGATGCAGAAGGGGAGCATTGCCATATTATCGATGAATTTGCGATTAAAGGCGGTACTATCAAGAAAATGGCCGATGAAATACGTGGAACATATGGCCAGTACCTGCACATGAGTACGTTTACAGGGGATTACGGTGGTACACACAAGCAAATTGGGTATAGTGATAACCGCAGTCTGTTTGAGCAGCTAAAAGACGAGCTAAGGCTGTCAAAAGGCCAATTCAAGCTAATCAGCAACCCGCGCCACAAGACGAGCAGGTCAGACTGCAACTACTTCTTACTCAACTTTGCCGACTTCAAAATCAACCCTGTAGCGTGTATGGGGCTATGTAGAGATATGAAAATCGTACAAGTAGACGCTACAGGCTCAATCATAAAGCGCAACCGTAAGGACGAGAGCCAATTAGCTGACCATTTGGATTGCTTCAGGTACATCATTAACACTCACTACAAACAGTGGATTCAGCGTCATCAAAAGAGGTCTGGATACAAAGCGGCTTAGGATTTCAATGAAAATTTGGTCTTGACGTGGTAATATGCAAGACGGGCACCCTATAAACATTGGGGACTAATGAGGTGGCTAAAAAATTAGGATTGCAATAGTTTGCGCCAAAACAGAGTTAAAGTTATTGTTTAGATGATTGATTTCAATTCCCTGTAAATCACTAAATAGTTGTATTTTAGCGTATGAAAATCAGAATACAACCCGATCAACCAATGCCAAAGCGGTTGAAAGATAAAATCGATAGAATCAAATGAGCTGTGATATATGTCCTTCAACAAACAGAATTCCAGCGTGCGCAACGTTGGTTGATGTTGGAGAGGTAGATACTACTGAGGATGTCTACGTGTACTTTGTGAATCAAGCTACAGGCAGACAAAACAGATATGAGGGCACGCCAGATGTGTCAGGCAATGTGATTATTGATGTTCCTGTATTAGCTCTAAACACTTCTTACAAGGTTTGGATTACAGAACAAATATCAACCGATCAAGACACAGGAGAGGACATCACACTTGATGATAACGGAACGCCAACAGTAGTTTCTTGCTACTTGTTTCGATTCATGAACCCGCAGGAGGGAGATTATCCACTAGTTGAAGTTGTGTTATCATGAGCGGCATTCCAGATAGTTGTGTAGACCCACTAGTTGACAATCTTCTTAGTAGAAAAGAAAAGGTGATGGTCAAATCAGTGCAGTCACGCCAAGAAAATATTGAGCCTGAATTACCTGTCGTCAGCGATGAGCAGCATTTCAGAGCCTCATGGATTCCTCAAACATCTATGCGGATCAAGGTATTGAGCCTCCATAGGGTTGGGTATCATCCCGAGCTATCATCCTACAGACAAGGTTTGTGGGCTATTCTTCCAATGAGTAATGAATGCTTTTTATGAGGTTTGACGCGGATTCAAGTAGGGTTAGAGCAGTTAAGAACAATCGTTTTGAAGTGGAGCCAAGACGATACAGCAACTGCACGTACACTTACGGTGTTTATGTAGGTAAAACAAATAGGTTTAGAGTGTTTGGGAAGTGCTACCACTTGCGTCGATACACTCACGCTGACTCATCAGAAAGCTGGATGACCAACGGTCAATTTGTTTCCAACGGTGTACGATTTAGGGTTGCAATGATGCATTCTGAAATTGTTGAGGTTAAAGCCTTTCGAGATTGGACTGTTTTTCAAAAAGTTCTACGAAAAATTAGAGCGATAAGACGCTGGTAATAGTAAACTTGGGCGCCACTAATTAGAAATTAAAAACATGCTAGACTTTGATGAAAAGCTGGACTTATTGAGCGAGTACATGGGTATGTACATTCAGGTTATAACTGAAATTAAAACAAGAAGGACAGGTCGCTACATAACTGATATACCAACGTTTGATAAATTCATTGAGACACATGATCAACCTGCATACTCCATGAAGATTCCGCACTACAGAGAGCGAAAAGTATTGAGAGACGGTGATGTATGTAGGTCGCGGAATATCGGTATGGGCGAAGTAGAAAACGAACACGCGTTCAGGGACTACAACTATTGGCACGGCATTAAATACTACACAGGCGGAAATGTTAATGGGGATTGGACGTTCAAGCGAAGATTGTTGGGCGTATCTCAAGTAACTAGCTGAATTGATAAGGAATGATTAGAAAACTCCAAGCAATAATAAGAGGCTGGTACTACTACCTATTTACTGATTCAAAAGCTTTGATTGAGGAGCGTGTTGATATGTGTAAGCAATGCCCAATTAGCAAACGATCAAACGGAAGCTATTCGGGATGGTGTAGAACGGCAAATGGTGGTTGTGGATGTCATCTCAAAGCAAAATCAGCACACGAAGACTCTAGTTGTGAGTTCGGAGTATGGGGAAAGGGCTTTACTAGTATTGAGAATCTTAATGAGTTAATTGCTAACGGACATGGGTAAATACAAAGCCAGAAATGTTGAGTTTAAGACATGGATGAAAACGATTAGCATGATTTATCATCCGAGCCTATATCAATGTGTCGAGAAGTGCGGTGAAAAGAATAGTGATATTCCTCCAGTTGTTGAAATTTGCTCAGGAATACTAAGTGAAGGAAAGGACTGGGTAGACTCAGCACACGCAATTACATCGGCTCATGAAGGGGCGTGCATTATGTTCTTCTGTGAAAAAAGCACTGAACAAGACGTCGTTCATGAATGTTTACACGCGACAGCAATGTCTCTCAGAGGTAAGGGGATGTATTTGACAGCGGAAAGTGAGGAGGCGTATTGCTACTTCATTGGGCATTTAGCCAAAAAGGCGTTGAAATTTGTTAAGAAGAGTAGAGAATGAAAACAGCAACAGTATGAGTAGCACAGCAACAGTAGAATCATTGCAGGAGCGGATTGATAATCATTTTTGCTCAATGCCTAATGATAAACTCCTGTACAATGACATCAGTCCATTATTACAGTTCATAATCAACAACGGTACAGCACGTTTTGTTGATGTCTCTAACAAACTAGTGAAGGTTTCACTGGAAGACGGCCCAACAGACTATATAAACAAGCAAAAGTACGGCCAGATACGCATTGAACAAGGAGGTGTTAGAGGGTTGGCGGAAGGATTGGCATCGATGATGGATGCGGCAGACCGAAAGCTTTCGGAAATTGTCTCGGATTATTGCGCAGCTTTAGCTAGTGACTACAAATCAGAGTTTGGATTCCTTGGTATTTTAGATTCTATATATGATTGTATGGGGAGTTCGAGCCAAAGCGCAGTAAAATCATTAGCTGTATGTGGGGCGCATTCTTGGAGCCATATTAGATATTTAAACAAAGGTGTTTGCGTGGCTCAGGGTATCGATATTCAGGAGACTACTCTAAGACATAGGTTTGCGGCTGCTTTTGATCGACGGGTTGCTAAAAGCGTAGGGCTAGATAATGTGATTTGGATTATTCAGCCTAATGCTATTCAAGTAATACCGTGCAACAAGTATCGCCCAAATGAGATCATATCTTCGATGGGAGAGGACTGCATGGGTATCATCTCACCAGCAACAGGGTTTGTGTACGATGTTAAGATTAGGGGAAATACGGTTACGCTCACAGGTTCCCCTACCATTTATAAGCCGTCTGAGGCGTTTTTCAAGGGGCGTAAAAAACCTATATTCAATCAAATAAATATCGATATGCCCTCATGAAAGGCTTCGAAAACCTATACCACGAATTCACTGACGATCAAGGTAGGAAATATTACGTATTTGCTCCTGGAACTATTCCTTTTGTAAGGTATCAGCAGCAAAAAGAGTTTCTTAGGTGGGTTGAGATAGGTCAAAGTGAAGACGAGTATAGAAAGCTTAACGATTATGGCTCACAAGCCCTTACGATGGGTGTAAATGGCCTTACAACAATCGCCAAGGTATTTCAAGAGCAAGAATTCAGGATAAATGTTATTCGCCCTCAATTGATTTACCAGTTAATGGCCGTTACAATCGTTCGAGAGGATGAAGACCCATTAGCTTACTCCAGAGAGATACAGGATGAAAAAGCCAAACTGATAGAAGAGGACATGTCCAGTCTATCAATGAGCGATCCAGATAAGGGGATGGAGTTTTTTTTTGCTCTAAAACCACTGATGCCATTGTTTCTCAAGTCTCCACATACTCGGGAGCATTGGCAGAACATCTTAAGAAGCTGGGAACAGGAGGAAAACCGAAGGAAGAGTACGAACCAAGCATTAGAAAGCAACGTATCAGCAATACTGATGCAGATCTAACCTTGAATATGATTGTGGTGGAGGATAATCAGGTGGAGTATGACGCTTTGGTTCGTCTGCCGATCAGAGATTATGTTCTACGAGTGAAATCATATGTAGGTAAGGCGGTAAGAGCTAGAGAAAGAGCTGCTAAAATGAAACAAAGGAGACGATGAAAACCAAGATTCTAAAATACTTGTTCAGAGTGTTGTCTCCGCATCCAACAGCAAAAGACCTACTCACAATACGTTTTATTACTGAAGACGGCGTCAGGTACTACGGATACAAGCAAAAGCCGCCTCCAGAACGCTACACACGTATTCAGAGGCTTTACAATTTGTTTGTAGTGGGAGTAAGCGAGGAAGGATATTTTGCAGCTGTAAAAGGAGTGATTCACAATCTCAAAGGAGGTGTTGAGAACGCGCAGAAGAAAAGCAAAAACAAACAGCTGCAGAAAGCATTTGCTCTGCTATTTGAACTAGAACACAGAGGAGGTGAGCCAAGTTACGACGCAATTCTTCAATCATTGGCTTTGTCGCTTGTGCGCGAAGATGAAGACCCGTTAGGATTCAACCCAACAACTCACAAAGAAAAGAAAGTTACTCTAAACGAGATGCTGGAGGTTAACCCGGAGAGACTTATTCACTTACCAGAGTACAAACTATTCTACGATTCAGGTATCTCAGGAGAGCTTTTAAAACAGATCCAAGAAAATAACGGATTGACTAACAACCAAATAAATGCTATCTTAGCGTCATAGCTCAAATACGGGTTTTGTTCGACCACGACTGTAGCAGTGTAGATCGAATAGAACACTGCCCGAATGAGCAAACTAGTAGTACAGATTTGCGGAGATGCACAATGTCTTCGCGATGATCTTCAAAAAGCCTCCCAATCGGGTGAAGCATTTGCCAAGAACACTGAAAAGAAAGTTACAGGCAGGCTTCGTGGCGCGTTCTCTAAGCTAGGTAACTCAATTAAAAGTAGTCTACTGCCAATATTCGCTATTGGTGGTCTTATACGTGGTGTAGGTAATGCGATAAAAGAAGCTGCAAAGATTATTAAAGAGTTTGATTCAGCTATTGCTGAGTTATCTGCTATTACAGGGGCAGTAGGGGAAGATTTAGAGTTCTTTAAAGATCAGGCTATTGCATTGGGGCCAGAATTTGGTAAATCTGCTACTGATATTGTTAACGCGTTTAAGCTGGTTGGATCGGCTAGACCTGAGCTGCTTAAGAACAAAGAGGCTCTTGCTGAAGTTACCGAATCAGCGCTTTTACTCTCTCAGGCTTCGGGGTTGCAGTTGGAAACATCCGTTGATTCGCTTACATCGACTCTCAATCAGTTTAATGTTCCAGCATCTGAAGCAGCGGACGCGGTAAATACATTAGCAGCAGGATCGAAAGCAGGTGCTGCTCCAGTAGATCAGATATCGCAGTCATTGGTTGCTTTTGGAGCTGTAGCTAATCAAAACAATGTAACTCTTGAGGAGTCGGTTGGACTTATTGAAGTCTTGGCCGATAAATCTATTACAGGAGCTGAAGCTGGGACTAAACTTCGTAACGTACTTACAATTCTATCAACAGCAGATGCGCTACCTAAAGCAGCGTTGGATGAGCTTGAGAAGTTTGGCGTTGATTTGAGTGTTGTTCAGGATAAGACTATTCCGCTCAACCAAAGGCTGGAAGAGTTTAGTAAGATCGCTAACGATGGAACTGCGCTCGTGAAAGTGTTTGGTCGAGAAAATCAAGTAGCAGGATCAATTATACTTAACAATGTGGAGCGATTCGATGAGCTTACTGATGCCGTTACGGATACCAATGTAGCGTTTGAGCAAGCTG